GGTTTTCAATAACACCTGAAACACAAGAAAAAAGATTTAATCTTAGAAAGTCATCACCATTGAAGTATTGGAAATTTTCACCAAACGATGCCAAGTCATTAGAAAAATGGGATGATTATACTGAATACAAGAAAAAAGCGATATTGGCAACAAAAACAGCTTCGCCTTGGTACATTATTGACACTAACGATAAAAGAGCGGGTATTTTAAATGCTCTACGTGTAATCTTAAATAATACTGATTACCCTGGTAAAAATGATGAGCATATTGGTATGACGTATCCTGAAATTGTAACCACCGTAAAGGAAGACGCTCTACATGAAATGACTTTAACTAAAAAATCAAAATTAATTCAAGAGTCACGTGAATTGGAAACAATGTTTAGAAGGGACGATGCTTATAGTAACATAGAACCAAAAGATTGGGACACAATAAAACAATATTTGGAATTTTTAAGAAAAACAGGTATTGTCAACATGTACCAAGCCGCTCCATTTCTGTACGCACCTTTAGAATGGATTACTGACCAAGCAAAATGGAAAGACTTAGATGAATACTCAGAAGCCGCTCTTGAGGGTCTAATTGAGTTAAACCCACAAGTTCAGGGGATAATGGTAAATGCAGCAATTAAATCTTTAGGTGATAAAGATTTTGATGTATCAGAGGTTAATAGTAAATTAAGAAAAATTTCAATTCATGTTCTTGAAGATTTATTTCAAAACTGGTCATAAAGTTTTTTTATAGTCTTCCCATAAAAATCCATCACGGTCTTTTTCCGATAAATGCGGGTTTTCCGTGTAATTTTTAACAAACTTATCAAATTCCTCAACACTACTGTACAACATAGATTTTTCATGTTGTGGTGAATAAGGTGAATCAACAAAATATTGGATGACTGTATTAGGTTCCATTGTTATTAAACCATTTGCGTAACCTCTTGGTACCATAACAGCATGGTCTTTATCAACCTCAAATATATAAGTTTTTCCAAAATCAAAATGTGTTTTATCTATACACATTACAAATTGGAAAATTTTACCTGAAACAACTTTTAAGTATTTTGCCTGTTCAAAAGGTTCTAACTGAAAATGAAGTCCTCTAATGGTATAAATTAAAGGACTAATACTTGTATTAACTTGGACCCAGTGTTTATCTAAACGTTGGTCGTGTTTCATGTGGAGTGGTGATGGGCAAAAATTACCCCTATCATCACCAAAAGTTTTGTGTTCTGTAATAAAAGGAAATTCCATGATTAATTTGATAAGGGTGCTTTGATTGATGAGTGTGATTTGTAGTTTTTGTATTTTTCATTTTTGGAATTTATTCTCCATAAAATGGTTGGTGACGGAATACCTGTTTGTCTTGACGCTTCCGACAAACTTTCATAGATAATATTATCAATTATAACTTGTTTCATATTTGTTGGTTTTTTTCCTTTTCTACTTTCACTTAATTTTTTTTTGGTTTCTTCCGAATGTTGTTTACCAAAAAAAGGATTATTCATCCCTGATTTATCTCTACAATTTATACAGGTATTGTTAATTGCCGATATTTTAACTCCACATTCGCAATATTTGAAACTTGTTCCGCCTTTCCAATTTGGGTTTGTTTCCATAGGTTGTGAATGTTTTTCTTTTTTTTCTTCATCAGTCATTAAATCATATCTTTTTTTAACCGATTCAGTCATTTTTTTAACAATATTATTCTTGTTAGGATTTTTTGTCAAATTATCACCACCACTTGATTTAATCCCTATGTTATATTTAGGTTGTAAATCCAAATACTTTTGTTCGGTCTCAAGAAGGACACTGATATCACATTCTTTAACAATCTCAAATAAAAAATTATCTTCTCCGTATTTATCCCATGCTCTTTGTAATATACAATTTATATGATTATTATTTTTCAATTCTCTTCTATGTCTACCCAATCTTTTTTCAATTTGTTTGGACGAACCATAATAACAATCACCATTAACCAAATTTTTAATTCTATATATACCAATCATAGGACTATCTTTTAATATAAATATCTGTTAAATCTAAAAAGTTAAAAGGTAGTCCTAAAAATTAATTAGAAAGTGGAAAATAAATCTTAGAATGTGATTGATAATTTTTCAAAATAACATCATTTACTGATGAACAGTGGATTCCGTCTCTAACGTGTACTGTTGGTAATTCAAACGGTTCTCTTGTACGTCTTGGGACTAAGAATTCATCACATAACTTCATAACATCTTCGTTTGATGAATAAGATGATAATTTAACTAAAAAATCTTTATTATCTTTAATCAACTCTAATCTTTCTTCATAACTAAACTCTCTACCAATTTGTTCTTTAACACCGTCCATTTGGTTCAAATAGATGTGACAATCTCCTAAATTACCAATTAGTTCTTCAGGTATCATATTAACTTCATCCGCAATCATCATTAAAAGAAGTCCATATGATGCTATATTCATTGGAATTCCTAATGGAACGTCACACGAACGTTGATTCCACATTAAAGAGATTGCTCGTTTAGGAACACCTATTGAATTATAATACTCCATTTCATCACCAGTTCCATCCCATTTTCCAGAATACTTACCCGTTCTTAAATGTACATATCTCTCACTCTTACTTAATTCTCTCGTATAAACTTGAAATCCATAATGACAAGGAGGAAGAACCATTTGGTCTAATTCTCCTACATTCCAAGCTGAAACCATTAGTCGTCTTGAGTCTGGATTTGTTTTAAGGTCGTTGATTAGGTTTTGGATTTGGTCTATTTGTTTTGTATAAACACCAGGGTCAACTATTTTCTCATCACGGGTTGCATTTCGGCTCCAACTTCTCCATTGCTTACCATAGATTGGTCCTAACTCACCCCACTCCTTAGCAAACTCATCATTAGTTTTAATCAGATGAATGAATTGGTCTTGGTTCCATATCATGTCAGGGTCACCTTCACTTGTAGTCATAAAGTTTTTGAACGCATCACCATCCCAAATATGGCAATCATTATCAACAAGGTATTTGATGTTTGTATCACCTCGTAAAAACCATAGTAATTCTGTCACCATTGTCTTCCAAGCCATTTTCTTGGTTGTAAGTAATGGAAACCCATTCAATATAAGCTAATTCGGCACATTCAACAGTATTTAAGTCAGGGTGTTTTTTTCTACACTCATTTACTTTACCATGCATTTCATTGTACTTACCAATCTCATGAGATAGGTGATACAATTCCTCAATCCATTCTTCGTTTGTCATATTAACCAATTGTCTTTTTTGTCGTTTCTAATAAACCGCATGATTATCGGTCCTGGTATTAAACATAAGAAAAAAATAATAACTTTGTCCACTATTTTTCTCATTCCGCTAAATTTTTATTACTAAATTCTTTTATACCCGTTACTTCATAAAGGACTTCTTTTTCAATATATTTCGGTAATGAATATTTTTCATTAATATCACCAAGTTCAATCTCCATGATGACAATATTTAAACCTTCATATTTGTCAATTTCCAATTTATGACCCTTATGTTTTACAACAGTTCGGGTTTTTTTAATATGAAGTGAATTTGCCAAATCAAGTTGTTGGAACTCCTCAGATGTTAAAGTTGTTTCTTCCTCAGTATTAATACCTTTGGAAATATTTGTTTTTTTGGTTTTAAAAATATGGATTTCACCTGTAGGAATTTCAACTTGATATCTATATCTAAAACCATCGGCATGATACCATTGTTCAATTTGGTATACAGTATTGATTTTGGCGAGACGTGGGAATCTCTTCAATAAAAATTTACGTTCAATTTCCTGAAATGTTATCATATCGTTTATTTTTTTTTTAGTCCATGTCTTTTTCTATTGAACCGTAATTTATTGGTCCATTTAATCCTGATTTAATACAATCTTTCATACCTTCTTCAAGGTCTTCAATTTTTTGTGCCATTGGTCTGTACCATTGGAAATAAGTAAAAATTACCCCAATCCACATGCCGAATACAATATATAGTAGTTCCATAATATGTTACAAAGATAAACAAAAAACCCGAGACTTTTACATCCCGGGTTATTTTTTTTTACTTATTTAATCCAAACATTAGGTTTTGGTTACTTCCGAGAACAGTACTTGGAACATTACCTTCCCATTTTTCAATCCACATTTGTTGAAGCAACAACGGTGTTAAAGTTTGTTGTCTCAATTTGTTAGATTCCGCCTCAGCCCTTGCGTTTGTCAACAAAGCCTGTGCATTACCTTCAGCGGTTGCAATTTTAATTCTTGCTTGTGCTTCAGCGGTTTTAACTTGATTTTCCGCCATAAGTGCCGATTGTACAGCGTTGTTCTTAGCCTCAATCGCTTTCTTAAATGTTTCAGGGTAAACTAAGTTTGATGTAAATTGTTGTAATACAAATCCTTCAGGTGATAATTGTTTTTCCAATACCTGTCGGACTTTGATTTCAAACTCTTGTCTATTAGATATAAGAGCGTCTGCTGTGTAACTATTTGCTACCACACGGAACGCATCAAAGATAGATGTCTTTAAGAAACCTTCTTCAATTCGGTCCAACTCAACACGATATTTTGCAAATATATAAGGAACCTTTTCACGTTTTACTGCGTAGTTTACCATTGGTGAACAATGGAACTCGGAACCGTCTTTAGAGTTTACCACAAAAGATTCATCAACACCGTCTTCAGTTTTTTTATATTCTTTATGTTGAACATAAGTTGGGAATTCAACAATTTTGGTTGAAATCGGGTTATACAATACCCATCCTGTAACCTCAGTTACATCATCAACACCTTTACCATCACCGTAAAGATTTACTTTAACACCTACGTGTCCTGCGTCAATTCGTTCACATCCCGTGAACCCGAAAATCAAAAGTACCAGTACCGATACTCCGATTAGAAGTTTAGTTAGATTGCTCATCTTTATTTTTTGTTTTTGTTTGTTTTATGTAGTTAATAATTCCCATTGCTCCAAGATAAATTGATATTGTTTGGAGTAAAAACAATATAAATGTTAGTACAACACCCACGTTAAATGATACTGTACTAGGAACGTTAGCCATACTCAATGTGTATGACACAAGTTGGTTTGAAAAAAATAGGACAAGACAAGTGATAATCATTTGTAGTCCAAAATCTAATTTATAAAATTTGTTAAACATGTTTTAAATATAGTTTTATTTTTTTAACCAATCAACAAGGTTTTCAATAGGTTCAATAAAAACTCTTCCAATCCAACCATCAATTGAATGATGATATTCAACGTCTTTTTTAAATTCCTCAACAATTGGTGTTAGTGTTTGAATGAATCTATCCATAAAATCATCATCACGAACCCATTTGAAACCAAGAGTTATATTCTTAATATAAGCACCTGCAATAGAATTGATTGTATATCTATTTAAATCATTTATATCATATGAGTGATGTGCACCATTAAGGTTAACAGTTAGCTCATGATATCCTTTATTAATAAATTTATTTTTTATCCAATAAATTTCTAAAATTTCGTGTTTTTCATTTTTAGATGAGTAGTAGATTTTTTTGTTTTTCATGAGTATTTTTCAACCAGAGCCTTTATGGTATCTTCCTCTTCAATTGACAATCTCTGTCTTAATAAAGATAATTTATCAATCATATCATTCCACTCAATTTCTATCAAAGACGGTTTTTGAATTTCATCATTGATACTACTGTTAGGAACTCTTGTAACATGTCCTTCCTCAACCAAAAGGTCGATTAACTCTTTTTTTTCACTTCTTGAGCATTCATCCCAAAATTCATCAACATCAATGTCGATTTCCGTACTAAAATCTGGCATAACTTTATATTTTAATTTTTATTGTTTTTCCTTGTTTAACTCGTTCTTCCATTTCAATATCATCAAGACATTGTTGGTAGGCGGCTTTCAAAGACCGCCCACCCCAATCTATCATAAGGTTTTCCATCCCACATGGCGAACATCACCGCTCTGTATGGTGGATGTCCATGATTCATAACATGTTCTGCGAACTGTTTTTTAGTTGGTTCAATTTCTTTATCACTATATTTTCCATATCTGAAGTAATAGTGTGCCTTTCCACAATCTTCAGATACTCGGTAAAACCCATACTTCAATAAATCCGCATAATCTTTTACTTTCTTATAAAATTCATCAGGTACGTCCTTTAAGAACTCATTGATGTCGCCACCATTAGATAACAATTCCCAAACACCAGTGGTTGATACATTTGTCATTATCTTATGAAGTCGTAGATATTCCTCACCTTTAATTTTCATTCGGTCTCCGTTAGAAAAACGAACAACAAATCCTTCAGAGTTTTGCTCAACTTTACCCTTTAATTCGGAATAATCCCGAACTCCATCGTATTTTTTGACAACGTCAAACCCTTCAAACAACTCATTGTGTGGAAGTTCTTCACCTGTCTCAGTATTGATGATACCTAACAATACCAATCTTTCTTGACCATCATAATTAACAACTATTCTATTTTCAGGGTAGATGATTTCAAACAAATAAGTGAACCCTTCAACTATGATGTCTTGGTAATTGTACTTTTGAGCGAACTCACTCATCCACTTTGATTGGTCTGAGGTAAAAGAACCACGAGTGGCACATATCATTTCACCATTGTACTTGAATATGATTCCCAATGAACCATCCATCTTATCAAATACCTCAAAATCTTGGGTAGGTGTGTGTTTGTTTTCTTCTATGTTGAAGAATTTTTTAAATGGTCTTGCAACTACATTACCTTCAGTACCAGTCACTAAACCACGGCACTGTAAAGTTACTTCATCCCACTTTTCACCGTATTGAACCGCTGGTGTATAATTCCATATGGTTAACGGTAATGTAGGATGTGTCTGTTTATATAACAGTCCATCATTGTGATATTTGTTTAATTTAGGTAACACAATACAAAGATAATAAAATTATCTGATAATATGAAATTTCATGTCATGAATTACTTTCATTCCAATTTTTTTGTGACCTTCAGGGTTCATATGACATAATTCGTCCCAACATCCTGTTCTATCAATTACACGTGTATCAACAACAGTTGCACCTGATATTGAATCCATTAACATTTTTTGAAACTGAGCGTATCTTGGACCATAAGCGGGATTTGATGTCCTTGTACATTTAACAGGGTCAAAACCTGTTAAAACCACACAACGAATGTTATATGTATGACATAAGTCAACAATTTGTTGAATATTAGAAACTGCTCGTTTAGGTGTTATTGATTTTGTGAACATATCGTTGGCACCACCATAAACAAAACAATAATCAATACCCTTATGTAGTGATGTTTTTGCGGTTTCAAGCATCCAACCTGTTGTCTTACCTGAAACTGATAGATTATTCATTCTTAGACCTGTTTTTTTACAAACAACAACTTGCCATCCTGAATTATGATTTGATGTGTGTGAATCACCAATAAAAGTTCCATATTTTCCGTTAATATTAACAACGGTATCTTGAACTTTTGGTATTACAATGATTGTATCATTTGGTAAATTGGGTTTTGAATATAGGGTTGAACTAATACCTATAAAACTTAAAATTATTAGAATAATTAAAAGGATAATTCCTATTATATTTTTTTTCATAACCGCATAATAATAAAAAAACCCAAGATAATCAAATCTTGGGTCTTATTTTTATTTCTTTTTGTAGTTATGTTTGTGACACTCCATCCATTTCTTATATCTTGATTTACCAAGTATATCTAACACCTTATGTAGATACTCCTTTTCACAATCTTTTATTTTACCACACGCAGTTGCTCTATCCAAACTTGTTTTGATTTTTTCTTTTACCTGATTATTTAAATAGGACATTTTACTTTTCCATGTTTTTTCTAAAGTGGTAAGTTTTTCTTTATATTGGGATTCAGTTATTACACCCATTTTTAAATCATAATCTAATTTTGATTTTTCAACCATATACCAATTTACATAATAATTATATTTTTGTGTTTTAGCCCAACCTTCAATTTCTCTATTAATTCTTGCAACAATTATTTTGTTTTGTTTTTGACATTCAACTTTATTTAAATGAGCCTTAGTTAAAAGTTCTTTTTCGGCCTTTGTAACTTCAATACCTTTTACACAAGAATCAATTTTACCAGTTCTTGATGTAACCATTGTAAATGGGTCGTAATCCAAAAATAATGGATAATCCATTATTGTTGCATCAGTTGTTGGTGTTATGTCAGATGTCATTGGGTTATCAAAGATAACGGTACCCATAGAATCTACTACAGCGTTTGGTTCTTCATCTACCAAAAGATTAACTGTTGGGTTTGGTGTTGGTATAGGTTCTTTTTCACAACCCATAAAACCAATCATACCAACTAAAACGAGCGATAATATTATTTTTTTCATGTTTTTTTATTTATAAATAGTTTTTAGTTTTTGTTTTTAGAATTTTTGGAATACGGAATGTTCTTTTACCCAATTTACGCTTTTTTGAATTAGGTTTAGAAATTGTTTTAACTTCATTTTGGTAATTATTTAAAATTTTAGGTGGGTTTATTTGTATTGGTTCTTTTTCACACCCTACTAATAAAATACATGCCAAAATTATTTTATGTAGCTTCATATTATCTTAATAATGTAAAAGTTCCATTATATTGGAAAACCTTATCTTCCAATGAAGTTACAATCATCTTATACACATATACACCATCGGGTGCTGGTTTACCCAAATAGTTTCCATCCCATCCTTTTGAAAGGTCAGTTGTTTCAAACATTTTTTCTCCCCAACGGTTAAAGATTAACATTTCGTATGTTTTATTATTAATAACGAATGGTTTGAATGTATTGTTTTCATTTGGACCTGCATTGTCAGGTGTGAAAGCGTCAGGAACAAACACAATTATGTCAGGCCCAATTAGTACTCTACTAATTGTTGAGTCTTTACATCCTTTATCTGTTGTAACAACTAACTTAATCCAATAAGTTCCCGTATCTTTACCAAATACAATGTTTGAATTCTTAAATGTATCACTACCAATCTTAAATAATTTACCCCAAGTCCAATTGTACTTCATATTAGTCACAAATGGATTCTGACTAACACTTGATGTATTAATAGTTTTAAACTTAGGTAATGCCACCGTTGTTTTGTACAATGGGTCAGTAGTAAACACAACACTTGGTTTTGGATAAACTTCAAATGTTTTTGTTATAGATGTTCCACATATCTTTTCAGGAAAGAACGTGTTATTAACCGCTGTTAATGATGTTCTATAATAACCAAAGTTATTAAAAGTTTTTGACCAACTAAAATTATCTCTTAGTAAGAATGTATCATTTACAACCCACGAATACTCAATTGATTTAATTCCGCGTTTTTCAGTCGGTGTGAATGTTGAAAAATGTGGTTGACATCCATTTGTTGTGGTGAAGTCAGGTTCAGGATAAGGTGTGATTAAAATCTTGACACTGTCAATTACTCTAGCACAAAGTGGTGCGTCCCAAGATTTGAATTTAACCGTAAAGTATCCTCTTGCAGTATCATTATCAGATGGTACGTATTGTTTTTTACCAAAACCTCTTTTGTTACCAATCATTTGACCACCAGGAGGTGTTAGAGTATCATAAAGATTAGTATTAACTACCCATCTGAATTTAACTGCGGAGTCAATGTTTGCAGTGTCTAATTTTAGAGTCCAAGTATCTTTACCACAACTCACAAATGGTGGAACAAACTTAATTTCAGGTTGGTTCATTACTGTTAGTTTTAATATCTCAGTATCTTTACAACCATATTGACTTTCACCAACCATCATAAGTTTGTAAGGATTATTAAAACCTCCGATATATCCTTTAGCCTTCGGTGTTGGTGTAAAAAGTCCCCCATCAGGGTAAGTGATTTTTGTCACACCCCAACTACCATCGGTTATTACATTTTTCAATTCATATGGCCAAGGATATGTTGAACAAAAACCCATACCTATTACTTTCAGGTCAGGTTTATAACTAATAATCACATCAAAACTATCCACTCTTGAACAAGTAACTGAATGGTCAGGAGCTATAAGGTTACTTACAAACTTAATGTTATAATTACCTACACCTATACTAGTTTTGAATATACCTGTTGATATATCTGTAGATACTTTAGGGTCATTTCTATCACCATTCCTATCCTGAATAAAGATGGTACCTTGAGTAGGTTTAACACCATCCACCAAAATGTAATCAAATAAATTAATACTCACACCTGAATTTTCACAATAAAGAGGTATGGTTGTCAATTCAACTTTAGGTTCTGTAATGATATTTACATCAACAGTGTCGGTACTTTGACAACCCGTAATTAAATCTTTAACGGTAAGTTTGAAAGTGTACAAACCTTTGTAATAATCCTGTGAAGGTGCACCAAAGTTAAATCTAATGTTTGGAATTGAGTTCGTAGAAATATTATAAAGTAGTTTAGATGTGTCCACACCATTAGGTGCTCTAACAACTTCCCATAACATGTTCACACCATTTTTGGTTGCTGGTCTTACTCTCAAATTGTCCATCATCATTGACCCAATATCTTGACATACTGTCGCCTTTCTTAATTGGATAATGGGTGTACCATATATTGTTTGTGTTGTTGAATCCATGTTTGAACAACCATTTGTATCGTTAAACTTAACATAAACTTTTGTAGTAAAGTTATTACCTCCTTGTAATTTACTATTATCTACTGATATTGTGTTGAATAGGAACCTTCCGTTAGATGGATTCGTAACAATGTTTCCTATTTTATTTTTGTTTCCGCTCCATATTTCATATGTTCCAAAGTTATGAGGTTTAACCAAGAATGGTTCCATCCATACACTACCATAAGAATAACATTGAGGTTTCAATGGTTTTGGGTCCCAACCAATTTTTGGTAATGGTTTAACCCTTACAAAAATTGTATCCATATCTTCACAAGTGTGCCCGTTTTGAGTCAACACCGTCTTCAATGTAAACATATAAGTTAACTTTGTAATATCAGATTTTAACTTATAGGTTGATAAATTCCCTAATCCACCCCAAGTATATGTAGGAGTCAATGATGTTGGTTTATGATTGGCAGTCAAGGTGAATGTATCTTTATCACATATTGATTGGTTAGGTCCAGCATTAGATATGACAGTATCATTCACAACAAGTATTGCCGTGTCATACTTCACACACTGATATGTCGTATCAGTAATTCTAACCCAATAACTACCTTTTAGGTTTGTTGTCATGTAACGAGTTGTATCACCCGTACTCCACAAGTATTTTACCGTGTCATTGTTTTGACCATCAAATGTATTAGTTTCATAGGTACAGATAACCTTATCTGAACCCAAAGTAATAACAGGTAGTGGTTTAACAAATGTTAATGTGGTATCACGGAACTTACAACCATCACCATCAGTTACTTCCAACATCAATGTTGAATCGGATTTGAAGTTTTTAATCGTTGTGAAATCGGTGGTATCACCATTATTCCATTTGTATTTCAAAGTAGGTTTACCAGCAATTACTTTAGCCTTCAATGTAAATGTAGTTTCTTTACAAGCAAAACTATCAGCATCTGCCAATACAACTTTTGGTGGTTGGGTTAAATAAACGGTATCACTATAAATCGTAACACATGATTGGGCACTTGTTAATTTATGAATGATAATATACTTACCTTCATAATAGTAATTCATGGTATCGGTTTTCTTTGAAGAGTAAAATAACTCGTTCGCCAAAGTATCTCTAACACTCCATGAATAACTTGTTGCGGCATATAACTCATACGCTTCCATGGCGAACCTTCCACATTTTAATTGGGTATATCTACGTTTTGATGTAGGTTTTGGATTTACCTTAATCTTAAATGAACGAATTGATGTTGCTGGTGGTTCACAGTGTTCGTCACTAACGGTAACTGTAAATGAATATGATATATCAGAAGCCGAACCAATTGGCGGTGTCCATTCAAAGTTTGCGTAAGACTTTCTTTTTTCTGGCCAATCACTCTTATTCGCCAATGTAAACTTCGCGCCAGGAATACCGTTGTTCCATTTCATTGTTGTTGTATCAGGAGTTGTCTGATATGGTGTAAAAGTTTCATCATCAGATTCAACCTTAAACTTCAAAGTTTCACCCTCACATACTTTGTAAGTAAACTTGGGACCCAAAGTCGGTGCTTTGTTATATCCACAATCATCCCTAACCCATACCTGCATGTCACGTCTTGTTCTACCAATTACACGCCATACACCAGACGTGTCTTTTCTCCATTCAGTTTGTTCAACACATATAACCGCAGATTCATCACATTTGGTTGGTGTTGTAATAATATCACCATTTGTTGTATCAAAATAAAAACCTCTTGGTGGGTTTGTTTTTGGGTTTGGTGTACAGTTAATTGTCGTTGGTGGTACACAATACGGTGTCATAGGCACTCTAGCAGTAAATGGTGATGAATATGAAACTGAACTGTTAGGAATACCCTGAAGCCCATTTACTAACTTATATGAAATTGAATCATAATCTATTGTGTCAGTCGCACCATTATTGTAATACCAAGGTTGATTACAACATAAAAAGGCAATAGGTGGGTTAGATAATTGTGGTGAACTGTTACACTTGTTCTTCATTTTTTGAAGGTTACAAATGTTAACCATTGCCGTGGCGTAAAAGTTTTGATTTGACTGTCCTGTTGTAATACCACCATTTCTACAGCACTCATTCACATAAAATGTAACCTCACAACATGTTGATTTATTTACAAAATTGTTTAATGGTGACGTATTAAAATCAATCGTGGCTTCAAATGTGTGTTCTTCAACACCTTTATTCGCAAAGGCGGAATTTGCGGTACCACATGGATTACTACTTGTTGAACATCTTGTTGTTACGTCTTTAATTGAAACCCTTGATAGTCCACTTAATGTGTAACTACCACATCCATTTCCACCATTTAATCCTGCATAAGTGCCAAATGACGGTGTACCCATAGACACACCTCTACAATCTCGGTAAACTTTAGCAATTATTTTGTACTTTCCATTTCCTAAACATTTGTAGGAAACATCTGCACCCATCATGTGGGTTGCCTGAACAGTTAAAAAACTGAACAAGAACATCATTAAAAGTAATAATTTTTTCATATCTTATAAGTATAGACAATATTATGTACAAAAAGGTATTCTGAGTGTAAAAAAAATCCCCACTTTTGATGGGGATTTTAAATAGTTATTTTTATTAAACTAATTTAACTTCAAATCGGTCTTTCATTGCCTGTAATTTGTCCTCAGGTACTCCGTGTTCATTAACACCACCATGCCTGTTTTCCACAATTATACTGAATACCTTATACCCATATTGACTTGCCAAATCATAGTAATGTTTCATTTCCCACTCTTGTGTAAATGTGTTGGAAACAACAATGTCAGATGAATCCAGGTCTCAAAATGAGTACAACCAAGTTGTTTTGCCAAGGTGGATTTACCAGCCCCTGGTATTCCACGTAATAGATAAAGGTTTTTTCCTGCTGATGTATAAGTTGTCATATTAGTCAATTCTTTTTTCGTGATGGTCTTTAGGTAATGTCAATTTTTTGTGTGGTCGGTCTTTCATAATTGAACGAATTTCTTTGATGTTAATTGGATACAAGTTGTTACCATCAACACCCACGTCCATTGCCTTACCATCGTTAATTCTAAGGTGTGGAGGTAAGTGAACGTGACCGTGTAAGTGAATTACACCATCGTTCATTCCGTTCCAACTTGCAATTGGGTAGTGCATACATACAATTGAAAGTTTGTCCATTTCTTTTCCGTTTGGGATTCTTAAATCCAAGTGGATATAATCTTGAGTTGATGTGAACAAACTTTGAACATTCTCTTTGTTTCTACGAATGTGATGGTCGTGGTTTCCATAAACCAAGTGAACATTTTTACATAAAATTCTGTTACGAAACTCTTCAATTTGTTCAAACCCGCCAAAAGACCAGTCACCTAAGTGAATCAAAACATCATTTTCACCAACCATTTCGTTGATGTTATTTACCAATGTGTCATTCATGTGGTCAAGAGACTTGAAATCACGGGTTAAGTTTTCAGAACCAGCCCAACGAGTTGTTGCACGGCAGATATTAGAGTGAGAATAATGTGTATCACTCGTGAAAAATAACTGCTGACCTTTTTCTAAAATCAATTTCATACCACAAAGATAGTATTAAAATTTTAACTAACCAAATACTTGTAACCTTCTCCTGTTTTTTTTACGGACACATCAACATCAAGGAATACCGCATTTTGTTCACCAGCATGTAAACCTAAAATGTTATAATCGTAAAATTCTTCGGCCTCACCCATTGTCATCAAATCTCTTTCACATAATATTGATAGTATTTTTGGTTTGGAATATAAGATTCGTCTACCATTTCCAAATTCCTCAACAATTCCAATAATCGCCTCCTCAAGTCCATCTAACAAAATGGCTCCTTCGGCATATTCATCTAAATCTATTGTAAAACTCATGGGAAAAAATAATATGATATTCTTTGTTCCTTATCAAATACAACAATACCAAGACCATTTTCAGTTTTTCTTATAACTATTTCCATGACTCTTTGTGCCCTAATGTTGAATACTTTGACGTAAGCGGCATCATCAACTTTTGAATATGATAAGATATCATAATTGACACCTCCATTTGAAATCATTCCTGTGTTTTCATCAGTTATGTTGAAAGTCCAATCACTAACAAATGATGTGTAATCATTGTTTGATACAAAATCCCATTTATCAGTTTGATAGTTGAATATCATTTTTGATGTTGATACCGTATTTGTTCGGATTTGTGTGGTCGTGTATTGACCAAATTGTAATAAAGATTAAAATTATAATCAAGTGGATTTTAAACAAATAAGATATTTATTGTGTATGAGATACATGTTAAACATTTCTGATGAAGAAAAACAAGCCCTATTAAACCAACATAGCAGACCATATGATGGTTATCAAACATTAAGATTCCCTGAACCTGACAATAGAATTCATACTTATGACCCTGCTGGTGATAAAGCGGGAATCACTGTTAATAACAAAGGTGAAGTTAAACGATATACCAATGTGGGTATTAATGAATCAATGAATAGTGATGTTGCTGAACCACACTACGGTTCGTTTGATTACGTTGAGAACAAAATGTGTGAAGCGTGTGGTGGTTCTATTCAAGAAGATGTTTGCGAAGTGTGTGGTGAAAGTTACATGAATGAAGATATTACTGAACCTTATTCTGAAATTGATTTTTCTAATTATGATTTTGATTCAAAAGGACCTGAACAATTTGAAGATGAAGACATGCAAGCTGGTGGTGAGGAATTATTTCCTTCTTATGATTCTGATGGAAATTTTTTAGGAATGGTAAAACTCAACGGCGACATGGAAGATGGTAAAGAAATGTACCCTGAAGAAAAACCAGCATACGAATTTGATTCACCAGGTCCTTATGGCGCAACAAATACTTTTGAGGGTGTTGAAAATCCTGAAAAAGTTAAAGATTCAATTAAAGAATCTTTGAATTGGTTCAAGAGATTCTCAAACTTTAACTAATTTCGTTTCTTGAAGTTTTTTGGACACCAATTTCATTAAATGTTGGTGGGTGGTAAAATCTTTATTTTTGACGTAATAAAGATTTGCATAATTAATTGCAATTTTTAATTGAGCATAGGTCTTACAAGAGTTAATAACAACACAAGCTTTACGAAATTCAATCAAATTTGGTTCGGTTTTAGTTTTTTTAAATAACATATTTTTTTGGTTTAATGTGTCTTTTGTAAATTATTAAGATATTTTGATAAGCAAAGATAAATATTTTTTACAACAAAACAAAATGGAAATAG